CTCCTGAAGCGTTTTGAGGCCGAATTTGCCTCTATTACTAAGTACAAAGACAGGGTAGTTAGAGAAGCCAAAAACAGCGGCAGCCTACCTTATGTAGAGACTATCTTCGGTCGCCGTAGGTACATCCCAGGACTAAGAAGCAATGACCGCATAGAACTCTCCCGTGCCGAACGTCAGGCGTTTAACACCATGATTCAAGGCTCTGCCGCAGACGTCATGAAACTTGCTTTAGTCCGTGCCCACTCTTGCTTTTTAGATGAGCCAAACATTAACATTATTCTTACGGTGCATGACGAACTTGTGACCATCACACCAAACGACCGTGCCGAAGAAACAGCCAATGCTATCCGTAACTCAATGGAAGGAATAAAAATTAAAGAGATTACCGTGCCATTGATTGCAGACGTAAAGATAGTGGATAAATGGGGTGAGGCTAAATGAGCCTATTTAAAAGGAGAGCCCCAAAGTACAAAAAAATAACTTCTGTAAAACAAATTAAAACGCATTTGCGAGAGTTTATATTAGACTCCCAGATTCCTGATGGAGATAGCATCAGCGTAGAACTAGGTTGCTCACCAATAAGTGATGAGTTACTAGAACGTGAAGAAGAAGAAAGCGACATTCGTGTCGAAAGAATTAGTTTTTTGATACCGCTCCTTTACGGATACGCTGCCCTCTTCTCAGAGGCGTTTGTATCCACTATGGCTCCACCAGAAGATTTAAAGAAAGACCCTGATTTGGCTAAACTTATAGACGGCATGACCCGTGAGACTCGCAAAGTTTTTGAAGAGTCAATGGCACATCTACTAGTAGGCTCAGTATCACAGATGGTAGACCTTGGTCTTCTAGAACTACCGAAAGGAAAAAGATGAACAACGCTGACTGGTGGGCTAAAAAACTTGGCAACCCACAACCACAAGTAGGTCGCCCAGACCCATCACCAACTATGCCTCCAAGCCAACAACCTTTGGCCCAGATGCCTTCCTTTCAACGTTCTCCAGACCCAACGGAGAGAGCACAAAGTGCACGCCAGACTCAGGCGTGTCCTGAGTGTAATTCTGCCAATTACATGGCGGTTCAAAATGCGGCACCTAGATGTTATGACTGTGGGTATCCCATACAGCAATCGGGTTCACGGTATGGCTCGCTTACGGGGGCTCATGTTGATGGTGCTACGAAGCAAGCGGCAGGTAACGACGTACAAAGCAACTGGAACCCACAAGGAATCATCGGAAGGATTGACGGATAATGAATAAACTAACAGCAGAATGGCTGCAAGCACGTTCAGAACTGGTTGCCATACTAGTTCGTGAAGGAATTATTGAGTCCCATAATGGGACCGCAGGTTTTTGGAGAGCAGATGAATGGGTATCCATTTACGACCTTATGGAGGAGAGCCATGTCTAACGAAGAAGTATTTGGAATTGTATTTTTAACCGCAATCATATCTTCAATGTTTTGGGGAATAATTTGGTCAATTTCAACAATTGAAAGACTAAAGTCACTTTTACGCAAGAAAGACCTAAATGATTAACGCAGATGCCTTAAAGGTAATGGCACAACTAAACAAACGCTTTGGTGTAGACACCATTGTAATTGGAGGGAACATCCGAAATGACCTTATCAAAAGAGCAACAACTGGCTCTACAACTTTTGACTACATCCTCGGAGGCGGTTTCCCTACAAACCAGTGGAACGAACTCGTTGGTGAACCTTCTCACGGAAAAACTGCCATCGCCCTCAAAACGATTGCCGCAAACCAAAAAATCAACGAAGACTTCACAACCGTCTGGGTTGCCGCAGAACAATGGGTCCCAGAGTACGCAGAGATGGCAGGAGTAGATACTAGCCGTGTTATTGTCATTGAAACTAACATCATGGAAGAGGCGTATGATGTGGTTATTGCTTTTGCCGAGTCTAAGTCTGTTGACGCTATTGTTATCGATAGCCTACCTGCTCTCGTGCCTAGTCCAGAAAACGAAAAGAATATGGACGAAATGACCGTTGGTCGTGGAGCACTTATCACTAACAAGTTCTTCCGTAAGGCTGGAGCCGCTATGAAGCGTAGCCTAACCGAAAGCGAACGTCCTATTTTGGGACTAATCATCAACCAGTATCGTATGAAAATTGGTGTGATGCACGGAGACCCTCGCACAACTCCAGGAGGTCAGGGTAAAGATTATGCTTTCTTTACTCGCTCAGAAGTTCGTCGTGACGAGTGGATTGAGGCTGGTACTGGAGTCAATAAAACTCGTGTAGGCCAGCGTATCAAAATTAGGACTCTGAAGAACAAGACTGCTCCACCTAGCCGTACAGCATATGTGGATTTCTATTTCTCAGACCACAGTATTTATTCCGCAGGTGATTATGATGTTGCTAAAGAAGTTGCCGCTATGGCAATCGTCAAGCAAATTGTAGACCGTAAAGGTGGTTGGATTTACTATGGTGACCGCAAGTGGCAGGGACAAGAGGCTCTTGTTAATTCTATTCGTGAAGAAGTAGACTTCTTTGAAGAGTTGCGAGAAAAAGTTCTTACAACACCAGACAGTTTCGTAGGAGGAACAGACACAGATGAGTAATCCAGAATTTGTTTTAAATGATGATGAGTGGTCCAAGAACCTAGAAACCGCTTACGAAGAGTACATGTGGAACTGTGAGTCTATGGTTGACGGTGAAGAGCCAGATGAGTTTACTGAAACTCTTTCAGGCGAGCCATTCTGTGGATGTTCTACTTGCTACACTCGTGAACAGTTGTTTTTCTTGGTGCCTAGAATTATCAAGGCCTACAAAGAAGGTAAGATTACCCTCAATGAAGAGTGAGGGTCAAAAGAACTCCCAGAAGCACGAGAAACGTCTCGCTAAGGCAGTTGGAGGGCAAACCACTGCGGCTTCTGGGGCTTTTTGGTCTCGCAAAGGCGATGTACGAAGTAAGACACTTCTTATAGAGCACAAGTGGACTGGTAAGTTATCTAAAACTATCCAGTCTAAAGAGTTAAAAAAGATAACAAATGAAGCCATCATGGATGGAAGATTGCCAGTATTTGGTATTCATCTTGACGGGGAAGATTACGTCATCCTACTGGAAACAGACTTTTTAGAATTGTGGGACAAACTTGAAACTTCCTCATGATGACGACTACTCTTGGTACGATACCGCATCGTGTACAGCCAAAGGCGTAGACCCAGAAATTTTTTATCCTCCAAGGGATAAAGAACTTTATAGAAAGCAAGCCGATAAAGCAAAGTCGTATTGCTATGGTAGTGTTGGAAAGCCATCATGCCCCGTAAGGCAACGGTGTTTATGGCAAGCCATCAATACCGATGAACAGCATGGTATTTGGGGCGGCATGTCTCACAGGGAAAGAAACGCCTTTGTTCGTAAATGGCAAAGACAGTATAAGAGCAAAATGACTTTGAAAGAATATATCTTTCAAGTAAAGGAGAATGGAAATGACAGTAACTGACGCAGAACTTAAAAGGTTCTTAGACGCAAAGAAAACTCGTTCACGCCTACTAGGTGACATTGAACGCTATTTGCAGAAGAGACCTAAAGGAGACCGTAGCACTACTGTGCTCCATCCTTCAGAAATGATTAAAAAAGACTTTTGTCTTCGTGGGTCGTATTTCCTATTGAAGGGATACCCTAAGGTTGCCGCTAATCCTGGCCTAAAGTTGCAAAGTATTTTTGACACTGGTCATCAGGTTCACGCTAAATGGCAGTCATGGTTTCAAGAGATGGGTGTTCTCCACGGTAACTTTAAGTGCCTAGTGTGTAACAACTTGACTTGGGGAACTTCACCAGAGGCTTGTGCTAACTGTGGAAGACCTGACCGCTTGGAATACGCCGAAGTAACGTTGAGAGATGATTCACTTCGTATTGCTGGGCATACTGACGGCTGGATTAAAGGTATTGGTAACGATACCTTGATTGAGATTAAATCAATTGGTCCAGGAACTATTCGGTTTGGTTCTCCATCAATCATGGCTGAGGCTGAGGGAGACTTGATGAAGGCTTGGGGACGTATTACTCGCCCATTTGCTGACCACATTCTTCAGGGACAAGTTTATCTAGAACTGATGAACCGTATGGGTCATGAGATTGATGAGATTGTATTCCTGTACGAATTAAAGGCTGACCAATCGTTTAAAGAGTTTTCTGTTAGACGAGACTTTGAGTTGGTTCAACATGTTTTTGAAAAGGCTCAAAAAGTGGTTGATGCGGTAGAGGCAAATACTGCCCCTAAGTGTAACAACAATTTGGGTGGAACTTGCCCACAGTGTTCAGCGTACAAAGATGTAGAGTAAATCTATGGGTGCATTAGAGAAGTTTCAAAACTGGGGCTTACACTTCAGTAAGCCCTCGTCAGAGCAAGTAACTTTGCCAGAAGACATCACAGCCTCTAATTCAGAAGAACTAGGGCTCCTATTCACTAGGCTGACCGCATGGACAGACTACATTGCGTCACAGTTTGCCATGGCTCAACTAGAGGAACGTGCTGCTTTGAAGAAGAAAGAGTTCACCGAAAACACGATGTTAATGAGGCGTATGAACGCTGGAGTTAAAGGAGAACGTGTAACCACAGTTAAGGCTGAAGTTTCAGTTCATCCCGATGTTGTCGCTCTAGACAATGACTACGAAGAAAAGTACGCTTATCGTAAGTTAGTAGAGATGCTTCTCAATAACCATGAGCGAGATATTCAATTAGTCAGCCGTGAAATTACTCGAAGGTCAAATGACTCTAGAGCGACCAGAAAAGAGTATGGAATTTGAATTTAATTCTTCAAGGAGTTATAGCGTTTGTTTTGATTGGAATAGTCGTTGCATTAGCCTACTGGGTAGATAAACGAGCAGATTATGAGGATTACGAATGATTATTGGACTTAGTGGCTATGCCCGTACAGGTAAAGATACAGTTGCCGAGTATTTAGTTGAAAACCACGGGTTCACTCGATTAGCGTTTGCTGACCCTATGCGTGAAGCACTCTATGCCCTAAACCCATCACTGGGTACATCACGCATGGAGTTGCAGGACATTATTTACAGTTATGGTTGGGATGGATACAAGGACACTCTTTTTGGGGAAGAAATCAGAGGTCTTCTTCAACGTATGGGTACTGAAGTTGGGCGTGAAATGTTTGGCGATACCTTTTGGGTAGATTATCTAATGAATAAAGCCTTAGAAGTTAAAGGAGACGTCGTAATTTCGGACGTTAGGTTCTTGAATGAGGCAAACGCAATCAAGATGATGAATGGTCAAGTTTGGAGAGTTAATCGCCCAAATGTCATAGCCGCTAACTCTCATGCCTCAGAGATAGAGATGGATTCTTTCAATAACTTTGACGTGGTAATAACTAACGACACCACCATTGACGAACTATTTTTAGAGTTAACAGGTTTAATGAACGGGATTAAGAGTCATAATGGCAGTTAAGGAGTTCAACGGAGGCCTGAAAAGCAGCCAAGAAATAACTATTGGCATCGACCAATCACTAACAGGGTTTGCACTCTCAGCGGTTTCCGTTGAAACTCCGACAGACCACCTTACTCAAGTTTACAAATCTCCGTATAAAGGCGTTAAACGCCTTGCAGATATCCAAGAGTGGCTGGACTCTGAACTAGAAGGCTTTTTACTTAAAGGCAATAACATACTTGACATTGCCATGGAAGGCACCGTTCTATCTAGTCATTCTGCCCTTGTTTTAGGTGAGTTATCCGCAACAGTCAAACTGGTGCTATGGAACTTTTTTGACGACCACCTTAAAACCCCCCTTCAAATTCCACCAATGACCCTCAAAAAGTATGCTACGGGTAAAGGAACTGCTAAAAAGCAGGAGATGCTCCTACAGATGTACAAGCGTTGGGGAGTAGAGTTTAATGATGATAACGCCGCTGATGCGTATGCCCTAGCCAGATTGGCTGGAGGGCATGGAATTTCAGCCTTTGAGACTCAGATTATTGAGCAAATAAAAGACCCTAAGTATAGGGACACAACAGACTAATTCGCAGGTATTCTTAGTTGTAGGGATGGCACACAATTCGACAACTAAGGACTACAAATGTCAGAAGAAAACGTCGCACCATCCACGGTAGAAGATTTTCTACGTGTAAGTGCAAGTTCTAACGCACAATCTCTAGCATCCGCTATTGCACATGCAATCTACGATAACCGTCAGGTAAAACTGCGTGCCGTAGGTGCAGGTGCGGTAAACCAAGCAGTTAAGGCCCTAGCAATCGCAAGAGGCTATGTAGCCCCACGAGGACTAGACCTAACCTGCAAGCCTGGATTCACCACTATCGAATCTCGTGATGGAGAAATCTCGGCAATTGTGTTTGCCATTTCAGCAAGTTAAAAAAGGTTTACTCTTATAGAGAGATAAAGGAGCCATTATGGCAACCAAGTACAGTGTTGGACACGCAATGCGTCGTCGCAACGGAACCCCTTCAAGCACACTAGAGGCAGCAGGAAATATGAAAGCACGTAACCACATGACCCACCACGAAGCAGTAGATGCAGCCGCTCAGGTAGGAAGCCCACGTCTTCCAATGAGTGCAGCCCCAGCACTTCAGGGAACACTAGTTCCTAAAAAGAGCACACAGGCTGGCGACCCTACCAATCCTGGAAGCAAGGCTAACCGCCAGAACATTGAACGTATTGGTGCAACATACCGCATCACAGTTCCGTTTACTCCAACCATTGACCCAGCGGCTGGACCAACTATGGCTAACGCTAAAATGATTCCATCTGTTTCTGGTCGAACAAACAACTTCGGTCAAGAAGTCCAGACCTCAACACTATAGCCATGGGTCTAGCAAGACAGACAGAAGACCCTGACAGACTGCATAGCGGAATAGAGCAAGACCGCTATACAGGTACTGAAAGTGGTGGAACTTCTTACCAAAAGGAATACCGCACATCATTTCAGACTGCGGGTGGTTCCTTCACGACCAAAGGTCTAACTGGTGGTCATAAGGACCGTGTTATTGGTTTGAGCGGTCAAAGCCGTTCAAGCCTAGTTAACTGGGATGCTGGTGCAACTAGTTCCCCAGGGTTTACTCAGTAAGGAAATAATGAGTAGTCTAAGTAACGCAGAATTTGCGGACAGCATCAACACTGGTGGTGGTGCGTCTATCAACTTTGCAACTCGTGAGCCTGTTGAAGGCAAAGGGTTTATGGTTGGTCAGATGCCTCCTGGTGGAGTTGAAGATGTACGTCCATTGCCAGCAAAGGCAGAAGACATCGCTGATTTTGCGGAAAAGAACTCTACTCTAGCCGAAAGCCACCCAACTGCTGCTCATGGAGCATGGGTAGATTCTACTGACCCTTCTAAGTTCACTCAGGACGTATCAGTTCAAGTTCCAACCCCAGCAGAAACATCTAAGATGGGAGTTGAACAGAAGCAGATTGCTGCTTATGCTCTACCTGGAACTAGAGTTTCTAAGAACCGCCGTATGCGTAGAGCATGGGGTGGTGACGTGCTACTTCACACAGCGGACCTTGGTGCCACTGATGTTGACCCACAATACCGTCCAGGAGCACAAGACATCCCTGGAGGTAAAGGAAGTTTCACTAAGAACCAGTATGCTAACCGTGATTGGGACAAGACTGCTGGTACCACAACTAACGGTGGCACAACAAAGCCTCAGAAAGTTAAGTACGAAGACATTCTTCGTAAGATTAACGAGGCTCGTGCTATGAGACTTCGTGGTGAGTAATGGCTGGAGCAACCAACAACTTTAGTCCTAACCAGAACTGGCAGTCACTAGGCGGCAACGGTTTCATAGGCTATAACAACCAAGGTGGACAGGGTATCCCTGTTGCTCGTGGTGAACTTGACTCTATCCGTATCGGTACAGGACGTGTTCCTTCAGCCGAATACCCTGACGGTTATTTAGGAACTATTCGTTCCCGTAGAGATGACCGTATTCTTGACTCTGTTAAGAGTCGTATTGGGCAGAAAGCCTATCAGCGTGGTGTTCACAAAGGTGAACGCATTGAGCCTTCAATGTATTTCTGGTCACCAGAGTTTAATGACCAAATGGGCATCCAACGCCAATCTAAAGCCAAGTATGACGCTAAGGCTGGTGTTTGGCGTGTACCTAAGGCTGGACCTCAGTTCCAGTTAACTCCTGCTCCTCATCTAGTTAACGATGGCAAGGCAAATACTGTTGCTAATGAGCCTAACGCCATGAACATGATTCGTGCCGCTCAACTAGCATACTTAAAGCCAGTGTGGAGATAGCATGGGTGCGTCTTATTCATTTGATGGTCGTTATGACTATACCAAGCCTTGGGTAAATACCCCACAAGAAAACGTAGAGGCATTACCTCCAAAATGGAGTTACAACGGGCCATGGGCATCGAACATGGAGCGTTTAACTCAGCAAGCGTTAATGGCGGCAACACTTCCTGGAGCAGTCCTACAGGAACAGGTTAGACCTCCATTACCTCAGATTAGACTTTTCCCTGACCGTTTTGGTTTCGGGAACAGATTACAACCTGATATCAACGATGTGATTTCGTTGGACAGAGTTTATACGGAACCTAGAGTTTCGTGGTACAGCGGAAGCCCAGCAGGGTATTCTGGTAGCAGCAGAGATAGTTTAGGAAGTAACTAATGGCAGAACAACCAATGCCTACCCCTTCAAGAGGTAAAGGTAACTATGTAGTGGGTCGCCCATACCTTAAAGGCGGTGTAGGTAACGAAACTCCTAAGGCACTACGAGGTGTAAGCAAAGGAGATGCTCCTGGCATCGTAGACGACCTTAATGCCGAAGCATCATACAATGATTGGTCTAACCACAAAGCATCTGGCCACCTAAACGAACTTCACCAGTCACTAGAATACTTACACCAAGGTGCCGAAAGCCGTGGTGCAGCAGTACTAAAGAGCCGTGTAGGAGAACTAGCGGACATTAGAAGCAAACACGGATTTACTTTGCATGAAGATGTTACTAATGGCGTTAGGGAAATTGCTGACCGTCTAAGCACAATGGACGTTTCATCTCTGCCAGACCACGCAAAGCCTCACCATGCCGCAGCACTAGAAGCAGCCAATAACTTTCTGAGAACAGCAGAACCTGTTCACACTACCGAAGATTCCTCTAACTATTATTCACAGCAAAAGAAAGATGCCGCTAAAACATCTATCATGATTGAGCCAGAGTATCGTGCCAATATTTACGACTACCCGCACTCTAGGACAGACGAGGCCCCAGTCCCAAAGAATGAGCCTTTGAGCGAAACAGCGTCAATTGGTTCTAATGGTGAAGTGTCTATGGGAACCGCAAGACGCCAAAGTTGGCTAGACATGATGAAGTCAACTCCTAGTGGTAAATACGCACTAAGAGCACAAGGCAAACTACCTGATTACGAAGCATCTCGTACTCCTGAACAAATTGCCGCTAAGGCCGCTGCCCGTAAGGCTAAAAATGCTGCTAAGAAAGCAGGTAACTAATGCCTGAGAGTTATGAAGAAAGACGTGCCAGACGTGCAAGTCGTGCCGCATCAAATGAGCGTGACCCAGAGAAGTTAAAGCAGTGGTACGAACTTGCTGCTGAAGGTGCACCAGATTTGGACATTAAACCAGAAGACCCTGATAAAGAAATTCAAGCGTCTGCCCGTGAAATTGCTGCTCCAAGGAAAGAAAGAAAGCGTGCTGCGTCCACTGGTGGCGGTGGCGGTGCTCCTCTAGACGAAAACATTATTGTTCCTGAAGCAGGAACAGCAATTGACGTTAAATCAAATAGAAACTTAAAACCTTTAACTCCATTAGGTAAAGATAAGCACAAACTTATTTACGCAAGAACGGAAGCCACAAGAACTGCCCAAAGCAAAGGCAGAGAAACACCTACTCAAGAAGAACTTGATTATCACGGTAAAGAGTGGGATGCAATGCCAGCCGAAGAGCAGTACCATTGGCAACAAAGCCCGCATGGCAAGAAGGCTACAGCGGAAGCAATTGCAAACCCTGAATCTGTTGGAAAAGCCAGACAAACAGCAGCACAAGAGAATCTTGCAGGACGAGTCCATGAAGCAGAAGTTAAAAGACCTAAGATTGTGGCAGCAGCATTTGATTCTCCTGAAGCGGCTAAAACTTTTCAAACATCAGGAGTATTAAATGATGAAGACGGCAACCCAGAACGTGACTGGAGAAAACCTTGGAATCTAGTTAAGATAACTAGTTTACAAGAACGTAATGTAAATTCCAGATACCAGCACATCTTAGGTAAAGCCCTACACACAGACCCTCAACATCATCAAGCACTTAGCGACCACATTGATGAGTTAATTAACCGTTCAAACTCTAGTGCTCCAGCACATCTCCAAGGCAATCAGTTTAACGTTAAAGACGGTTTGGCTAATGCTGCCAAAGAATCGTTGGCACGTTCTGCAATGGCTCATGCTTTAGGTATGAAGGACGCTGCTATCAGCCACTTTAGAACCGCAGTGACTCATGCAGGTGATTTAGCCCAAGCAGTCCATGGGGTTAATAGTCAGCCACTTAATGACTGGGATAACCAAGAAGGTATCCAGTCTAAATACGTTAAGTCAGTAAACGAGGCTAAATAACAATGAAGCCAGTACCTAACCGAGCGGGTAAGAGGGTTGGGAAAATCGATGTTCAAGGTGCCAAGTTAAGGGCCGAAAGAGCAGCGTTAAATGCGGCTAGTGGTAAGTTTGCCACAGGAGCACAGGGCAATCCTGGAACCAAGCGTGCCAGAACTCGTAGTGCATCCAAGAACAAGGCAATCAGAGAGGACCTGTCATAATGCTTGATGGAGATGGAATGGAAACCTTAGAGTTACAGGCATACAAAATCGCCCAAAATGCTACAATGTATAGAGGGTCAGCACCATGTCCGTTATGCGGCGTGATTGTTAATCCTGTAGAGTTTATGTATAACAAGGGGTTATGTTCTCCTTGTAAAGAAACTCGTTTGAGTAACCGAATTAAAGGAAAGATGGCATAATGCTAGTTAATTCAAACCGCACTGGCCCTAAAGACATGACCTCGTTGGCAATGGCTGCCCAGTCTTATCGCAAGTTGCGTGAAAGTCAGGAAGCAGTTCAGGCTGGTAACCCTAGAGCACAGGGTGCAGTTGATGATGCCTTTGAAGAGTTGGCTGAGATGCACCGCCACCCTGAAACTGGTGCAGTTGACGCCGCAGGATTGCAGAACACCCTAGAGTACTTTAAGTCCCACTACGCAAAAGGAAAGTCAGTCTAATGGAACCAGTACCTAACAGAGCCCCTGCTGCGTATACCCCAGACCAGTCAGCATGGCTAGAAGAAGCCCACAAATTTACAAGCAAAATGACTAGCAAAGCAAAAGTTAGTCAAAATTTTGAGTCATTAATGGAACTATCTAACCGAGGTGCAGGGTTATTTGGTGATGGAGTAAAGGCTAGTGACCATTTACTGAAGTATAAAGCCTCAAGAAAGAAGAAGTAATCATGGCAGTTAACACATCACGTTCAATGAACAAGAGCCTTACAGAAGGTGCAACTGACGGTAAGTACCGTAAGGTTCGCCCAGACACTGAGGTAGGAGACCTAGCAGGTCACGAGAAGTTGGTTGATGACCGTCAGAGCCTTCACCCATTCTTCGGATATGGTTTCACTACTAGTGAATACCCTACCGAGGCTCGTGCAGTTCCAGGAAAGTAATCATGCCAGAATCAGCATACGAAAGAGCACGTCGCCACTCACAGGCGTCTGAGTTTCCTTATGGAGTAGTAGAAGACAGGCATGGTAACGTCAATCCTAGAATGTTATCTTGCGATAATTGCGGTGATTACAAAGAACCTGACCAAATGGTGCACACCACCGACAACGAGATTAACCCTATTGGCGATACTCTGTGCCCAACTTGTCACGAAGATGCCACTGAGCCAAACCCTGAAATTGTGGAAAGACGTAGCGGCGGCTATCCAACTATTTAACCCAACACTAATAAGGAGCATAAATTGGCAGAAGAATTCAAACCCGTAATCGGGTCTAAACCTATTGACGGACCTATCATCCGTCTACTCGTATGTCTAGTCTGTGAAACTATTGAAGAACTCCCAGACTACGAGGGTCCAGTCCAATACGACTATCTCCTAGAAATCTCCGTAGAGAAGCACAAGTTTCCGTCAGGTGAAGAGCACAAGGGCCGTTTGTTTAAAGTTCCAGTTAAATCTTGGGCTAACAGCAAAGACAAGAAAGAAATCCTTGACCAGTTGAAGGCTGGTGGGTCAAGAGGGTTAGATGAACTAGACCCTGAAAAGAAATTTTACGAAACTAAAATGACATTCGCTCAAGAAGCAATGTCTTGCTGGGAAAAACACAATCGTGTAACCCTGTCCACTGGATGCGAAGACTACGAGTCTCCGTCTAAACGCCTACTACCTGACACTGCTAAAGAGCGTGGAGAGTTAGGTTTACCAAAGCCTGAACACCTACAAGGTCCAAAGGTGTTCTCATGTCACTTCTGCCCATATCACGGGCAGGTTATCCAACGTCGCCGTCAGATTGCTGGCCTCTACAACAAATAAGGAGTATAATGGCTAAAGCAAAAGGTGCCACTAATGACAAACGTCAAAACGGTAAAGCATCAAAGAAGAGACCAAAAAGATTCGACGCAATCAAGCGTCGCCTAGTAAACAAGGAGCAGTAATGGCAGTAGAAACCTATTTCCTATTAACCGTAAATGAAGACGGAACACTAACCTCATACACAGAGATTCCAGAAGAACTACCAGAGCAGAAGCGTGTAGCAACTAACTGGGATGTGTACACAACTGCAAAGCAGATTGTGGAAGAGTTTGACCGTCAGTTGTTGGTTGACCGAGTTGTTCAGGGTGTCGTAAATGTGTTGATACCTCAAGCACCAGTTGAGCCACCTACCACCAAGGCAAAAGTTAAAGATGCCCTAAAAGAACGTGGCATTGACCCTGAAAGTACAGCCTCAGCCGAATAAACTAGTACCATGACTATTTCTGGTGCTGGTAATCCTACCTCGTATTTTAGTACGCCTAGCACGGAGTTAGACCCTCAGTTATTTCAGGGGCGTCAACTTCGTGATTGGGTGCGTACAGGTATTGTCAGCATGTTGCAGGATTACCTGCACCAGAAGTTTCGTCATTCAGAACTGTGGGCACACCCATGGTTAGCAGGTAGTGGCGTATCGTATCAGTGGTCAGCCGCTAGACAGCCAGGGGACCTTGATTGTCTTGTAGGTGTAAATTTCACACAATTCCGTCAAGCCAACCCAGAGTACAAAGGCCTAACCGATAAACAGGTTTCAGCAGAAATCAACGAAGGGTTCAGAGCAGACCTACAGCCTCAAACAGAGGACTGGAACGGGTACGAACTAACGTTTTACGTTAACCCTACAGGCACAGACATCCGCAACATTAAGCCATACGCAGCGTACGACCTGAAGTACAACGAATGGACAGTCACACCAGACCCAACACAAACAGCCCCAGTAAAACCTGAGTGGGATTCTGTCGTTGATAACGATTACGAATTAGCCAGCAAAGCCCACGTCAGATTCACCGCAGCCCTGTCGGACCTACAAGATACCCGTAACGGAGCAAGCCAGCGTAACGCTGAAGCCAGATTAAATGCAGCCGCACAGCAGGGCAACGCTCTGTATGAAGAGATTCATGGCAATCGTGCAATGGCGTTTTCGTCAACAGGTGAAGGATACAACGATTTTAACAATTACCGTTGGCAAGCAGGTAAGCGTACAGGAACAGTAGATACTCTTAGAGCAATCCGTAAGTACTCCGACGACATGACTAAGACCAGACAGGCAGCAACCTACGGGGTAGAGTTGCCTGATACAGACACATTAATCCGCAGAGCCGCATTGTATAGGGCTAAATAGTGTCCCTGTTGGAGAACTGTCGGATGTGTGGACATGAACTGTATCAAGAAATGTGTGTGGTAGACGATTGCAAATGTGATTGTTTGGCCGCAGATTAGGAAATAATGCAAATACTCGTAGAACTAGAAGGCGTACTAAGAGGTCAAAGAGATGAACCTATAGCCGCTGGCATCATTCTAACCGCCCAGTTAGCCGCCTATAATCAAATCATTTTCATCACCGAACTGTCTCAGGTTGAGGCAGAACAGTGGATTAACACCAACAAGGTAGTCGATTACGACCTGTTAGTTGATTCACACATTTCCCTAGTTGATGAGCCGTTGAAGCAACGGCAGTTAAAGTACGCACGTGCCAGAGGCAACGTAGACTTAGTTATCACTAATGACCCATCATTTTGGGCGTTTGCATTTGAGCAGGGCATCCCTTGCATGATGTTTGGTGTTCCCTCCTATACCCGCCCAGAGTTCCGCCCAGATGCCCCTAGAAGAGTTAGGGCATGGGCAGACATTGAAGCCGCCATTGCCAAGCAGAACGAACTAAGAACTAAAGACGTTCGTTTAACCCGTACTGAAACGACTAAGTTCGAATGATTGTATTCGGTGGCGTAGAGATTCCATCTAACCGAACCCTGTTGGAACGTAATGGAGTTACAAATGTAATGTTAAATTACTGGGGTCTCCGTAAGCGTGGTTTGCCTAAGACTAAAGCGTATTTAATTGGCGAGCATTTCCTCCCTGAGACTAAGGTATGGGTAGATTCAGGAGCCACCCAAGCAGACAAAGCCAACCTATCTAAAGCCGAATTAGAGGCGTATGCCGCTGATTATGAAGAGTTTATTTCCCTGAACTATGACCGTATTGAAGGCTGGATTGAGTTTGATTCACAAGTTATGGGATTTGATTGGATTTTAAAACAGCGTGACGCATTTGAAAATGACCCAAAGTTGTGGGTAGTTTGGCACGGAAAGTACGGAGCCAATCTGTTGCAGAGATGGGCATCAGAGTACCAGAACATAGCCATACCTAATGACGCAATAGAAGCAACACTGAACCTAGCCACAATCACCAGAAACCTAAAGAGGTCTAGTGGAGTTAAGTTCCATGCGTTAGCAACAGCCAAGCCAGATAATCTCCGACAGATTCCATTTGATACCACCAGCACCCTGTCATGGTTAAGTCCAATGCGTAGAGGCGAAACCATCATATGGGATGGTAGTAAACTGGTACGGTACCCAAAAAGCATGAAAGCCCAAGCACGCCTCCGTTACAAATCCGTAGTAGAACGTGCAGGGTTAGATTTTCAGAAGTTCGTTTCAGACGACACATTAGAGGCAACAAGAGTTGCAATATGGTCGTATTTACAGTTAGAGGCAAATGTGGACAAAGATAAACCAGACCTAAGAGTCATACAAGGTGGCAAAAAACCACCAATAGTATCTGATAACAATGATGACACCCTATACAGTGGTTTGATGGAATTAGGGGGGGTAGGTTCTGATAACAGTGTGGTTGACATGCGGAATTTTGAACGTGCAGAAGTGGTGCAAAGAGACCCTCAAGAGATGACTGCCATGCCTGTTTTCGGGTATGAAATGAAGACTGTTGTAGAGAATCAAGATGGTCGTGATGTACTAAAACAAGTACCAGTTGTGAACGCCCAAGGAGCAAGTTTACGTCAGTGCGACACCTGTTTTGTGGCAGCAAATTGCCCTGCATTTAAACCTCAAAACACATGTGCGTTCAACCTGCCAGTAGAAGTAAAAACACCTGAACAGTTGAAGTCATTGAACACCGCAATGTTAGAGATGCAAGCCCAGAGAGTAGCATTTATGCGGTTTGCAGAAGAAACCAATGGTGGATACGCAGACCCTAACCTATCTCAAGAGATGGACAGATATTTCAAAATGTTAGAGAAGTTGAAGGCGTTAGATGAGAACAAAGAATTCATTCAAATCACCGCTCAACGCAGTGCAGGTCAGGGTGTATTGAGTGCCATTTTTGGTGACAGAGTTCAAGCCGCAAAAGAGATTCAACCAGTGATTTCTGAAGAACAAACCACCATGATTATCAAGCAACAGATGGAAGAATAGTATCTGATAACATCTCAGCATGTTATTCGGAACATGGTTCCCCCCAATATTGGCATAAAATTTGCGAAGTTAGTAGAAGGTCTGTAGGCTATTCTACGAGACAATAGAACTCCCACAATCGTGGGGTATTTAATAAAAACAGAAAATGGTGGCTTATGGTTAACTTCTCCTTCAAACTTGCAGATGATTTCATCTCAGGATACAAGAACAAGAAAGCCCCATTCGGTTACAGCGACGTTGCAGGAAACTCCGTAGGTGAGATTACATTCCTCCGCACTTATTCTCGTCTAAAAGCAGACGGCACCAAGGAAACTTGGTCTGAAGTATGTGAGCGTGTAATCAATGGGATGTACTCTTTACAAAAAGATTGGGCTAAGTCTTCACGCTTACCTTGGTCAGATGCAAAAGCAGCGGCTTCAGCAAAAGAAGCCTTTGACCGTCTATTCAACTTAAAGTGGACACCTCCAGGACGTGGGCTTTGGGTTATGGGTACCGACATTGTGAACGTCCAAAAGAACTCAGCGGCTTTGCAAAACTGTGCTTTTGTATCTACTAATGAAATGACTAAGAACAATCCTGCCAAGCCTTTCGGATTCCTTATGGAGGCTTCTATGCTTGGCGTTGGAGTTGGCTTTGACGATAAGGGTGCAGACAAAGGTTTTGAAATTCATGAGCCTCAGGGAACTCAGGTCTACAACATTCCTGATACTCGTGAAGGCTGGCAGGAAAGCACCTCGGCTTTGATTAACTCTTTCTTGAAACCTGACCAATCGGCTTTGGAATTCAACTATGACGAAATTCGTCCTTACGGAGCACCTATTGCTACCTTTGGTGGAACCGCTTCTGGACCTGCCCCACTCAAGAGGCTTCATGAGCAACTAGTCAAAATGTTCTCAGGTCGCAAAGGCGAAACTCTTACTCGTAAAGACATCGCAGACATTGGAAACTTGATTGGTGTCTGTGTGGTCTCTGGAAATGTTCGTCGCTCTGCTGAACTGCTTATTGGTCGCATTGACGATGAGGACTTCTTGAACTTGAAGAACGCTGAACGCTTCCCTGAACGAAACTCTTACGACCCTGAAAACCCAGGATGGGCTTGGATGTCTAACAACTCTGTTGAGGTCTCTGTCGGAACGGACTTCTCTCCTATCGTAGACGGAATTGTCCGTAACGGAGAGCCTGGGGTTATCTGGATGGATACTTCTAGGGCTTACGGAAGGCTTGTGGATGCTCCAAATAACAAAGACCACCGCATCATGGGCTACAACCCTTGTGCTGAACAGTCCTTGGAGTCTTTTGAAATGTGTACGCTTGTAGAGACTTACTTGAACAGACATGATTCGCTTGAAGACTTCAAGAGGACTTTGAAGTTCGCTTATCTTTACGCTAAGACTGTGACTTTGCTTCCTACTCACTGGGAAGAGACTAACTCCATTATGCAAAGAAACCGCAGAATAGGAACTTCTATCTCTGGTATTGCAAACTTTGCAGATAACAAGGGACACCATGTGCTTCGTCAATGGATGGATGAGGGCTATAAAGTCGTCCAAGGCTACGACAAGACTTACTCTGAGTGGCTTGGTATTCGTGAGTCCATCAAGACTACTACTGTAAAGCCTTCTGGCACTGTCTCTATCTTGGCTGGTGAGAGCCCAGGAGTTCACTGGACTTCTGGAGGAAAGTTCTTCAATCGGGCTATTCGCTTTGGAAATAATGACCCTATGCTTCCTCTTTTCAAAATGGCTAACTATCGGGTTGAACCTGCTTCTGAAAGCCCAGACACAACTTCTGTTGTCTTCTTCCCAATCAAGAGCGGTGCTTCTCGTTCTGAGAAGGATGTCTCTATCTACGAGAAGATGGCTTTGGCTGCTACGGCTCAACGCTATTGGAGCGACAACTCTGTAAGCGTCACAATCACCTTCGACACAAACAAAGAGGCTGATGCTGTCGGAACTGTCCTTCACATGTACGACGGGCAGTTGAAGACTGTATCGTTCTTGCCTATGGGCAACGACACTTATCCGCAGATGCCTTACACGCAGATTACGGAAGACGAGTACGAGGCTTATGGTATGCAACTATTTCCTATTGACTTTGCGGGAGTTTACGCTGGTATGGCTTCGGACGCTATTGGCGAAGCGTATTGCACAACGGATGCTTGTGAGATAAAACTCATAAAGGATAACCAGTAAAGGAACACTAAAGGAGAACCCCCTAACCAGTAGGTCAGGGGGTTTTCTTATGCTTCTAGGATAGTGTTTTCGTCTACAAGACGAACGAGGTCTCTTCTGCCACCGCTTTCAATGAGCATGTTCAAGTACTCTTGGACACGAGTAGGAGACTTCCGTAAGATGTTGCGTTCCTTCATGGTAGTACCGCCCCAGATGCCCCACTCATTATTTCTCATGGCGTAGCCTAGGCAGGTCTCTACTATCGGACACTTGGAACAAACGGCTTTGGCTTCTCTTGTAATCTTTACATGGTCTTTACCCTCAGGCATGAACATCTCAGGGTCTTCACCAAAACATAGTGCCTTGGTGGTATCAAATAATGGTTCTTTATCTTTTGCCATTTTTATTTTCCTCTTCTCATGGATTGTCTTAGTTGTGGCTTGATGAAGCCATACCAACGATTCTTAGCCCAAACAATGTACGCCCCAACAGGGTAGCGTAGCAGTCTGTACGATTGACGATGCCTAGGGTTGCTCACTGTTCTCCTTTAGGTATTCATAGATTTTCATGTAGTCATGCACTTCTCCTATGAGTTGAGTAGTGCTAATGTCTAGCCCTTTGGCTATTGCCTCCAGCATCTGATTACTTGCTTGCTTGTTGCCACGCTCAATGTCTGAGAGATGACCTAAAGATACGCTAGACCTTTTGGAGACCTCTCGGAGAGTTAGGCTTCTATCGGTACGAAGTAGTCGGATGGTATCTCCGACAGCACTATTTAGTCTCACCAGTCTCTCCCAACATCTACGCTGTTCTCAGCACCGCACTCGTTGCACTCAACGATTACTTCGTCCGAACGGCTACTGCCAACAGCATCAACATCCTCGTTGTACTCTTCACACTTACTGCAATCAAACGATACAGTCATGGAGACTTCATCGTCCCATGGTGTGGCTGTCTTCCAGCCGTCATAGCCTCCGCCAATGTCGTAACTCATTAGTCCTCCTTGTGTTTGATGCCATGTTCAGCATCTATCTCTTTATGAATGTCCTTGCGAAGTTTAGGCAAGATAACTCGCTTGAATACAACTCCGTAAAGTAATCCGATGATTAGCACATCTTGAATGATTGTCCACCCTAGTTCGGCTAGGATGTGTGATGGGTCAGTGAAGATTTCCCAAGCGTGTTGCCAGACAGACTCTCCAGCGTGTTCGTGTTCCATTAGTTATTCTCCTCTTTGGTCGCTTGAGCCTCTACTTCCCCGTTCCATTGGATAGCACCAATCACAACGGCTAATGCGAGTCTAGGGGTTAGTTTATCTAGCCCAAGTACAGGGTTGTTTAGAGACTGTGTAATCATCTCTACGATTTCGTCACGCTGATTAGCACGACCAATCAGGTACGACTCAAGGTCTTTGACTCCTTGAGCATTTAGGTTCTTCATCTTACCCATTAGTTCTCCTCCTTGTTGAACATTTGAAACAGGTCAATCATGCCATCGGTGCATGACTCGTGGATTGGTTGTCCATAAATAGATTTGGCAGGTTCACCATCATACTCTGTATAACAGACAACGCAAGTTTTGGATACAGGTGTGTCTAGTAAAACATTCTTTGATACTTCATGAAACAGAACTTCTAGTTGTGCGGTTGTCCAATCGTGTTCAGAACGCAAGTGGTACTCTACTGCATCTTTCATTCGTAAGTGTTCAGCCTTCATGCCAGCAGTGTAGATGCTTGAAACAGCACCTAACTTACTCATTACTCACCTCTTTTGGATTGGTGTAGTAATCTAGCCTGAACTGCTCCACTAGGATTCCGACAGACACCATGCTTGAGTTTCTAAACTGTATCTCATCAGGCAACTCTAGTTCTTGGTTCATGTCTCCGTTAGCATTGACTATCTCAATGGCTTCTATGAGTAGGGGTATCATCGTAGCGGGTACACTTTGGCTGAATAGCGTTATGTGCCATGATAGTTTATCCTCTATGCTCAATGGTGCTTTTGCGATTTCTTCTGCTATCTCTGCTGATTTCATTTGTTCTCCTCTGTTGTTCATTATGTTCTCCATAAGCCATGAGTTTTTGATACCCACGACCTGCAAAGAAGCCTGTGATTAGTACTAGTAAAGTAAAGCCGTTGAAGATTACCATTAGTTCTCCTTGTGCTTGTTGATGTGTCGGTAAAGATGCTCTCGGATAACACTATCCACTGCATCATTCATTTCTTTTTGCAGGTCGTTCTGTATAGCCACCCACTCTTCATCAGTAGGTACTGGTGCAGTTGAACTCAACTCATCCAGTTCAACTTCAAAATCCCAACGAGTGTACTCATACACCACCATTGTTCTTATCTCCATTAGTTCTCCTTATGAGTAGTTGTGGTTGCAGAATACACGACCACATTCTGGGCATGTCTGCTTCTCGCAGTTGTGGCACATCTCGTACTTGTCTAGTGTGGCTTGAGTTGTTTCCTCATCACACTCTGGACAATAAACTTTATCCATTAGAGTTCCTCTCGTAAGAACATAGCCACTATCTCGTCAATGTGGATTTCAATGTTGTCTTCATGCTTCCAACAAATAGTCTCCCACTCATCATCACTGAATGTGATGTCGTTGTTATGCTCAACATCAGCCCTAACCCACCAACCAGTGAGAGCAATCTCTTCGTTAGGGTCAAGTTTGGATAGCATTTCAATCGCTTTGCTTACTGCGGTCATTAGTCCTCCTCAGGCTCTAAAGCGTAGTCTTCTACGCAGGTTATGCAGACTGGATAATCAAATCTAAAGTCAAGGGTGTCTGGCTTGCCCTCTTCGTACTCGGTGTCGCATACTTCACATGAAGTCATCATTATTTACCACCTTTGCAAACTGCTCTGCACAATAGTCAGCCTGTTCATACGGGTTCATAACATAGTCAGGAACACCCCGTTCGGATGAGTGTTCAATCACAGTTGGCGTTGAAGGTAAGCCGTTGAAGATAGTCCATAGTCTGTCGGAGATTTGGTGTTCGTAGTCCTTTAGGAATCCGTCAAGCCCGTACCATGAGTCATCATCTTCAAAGTACCCGAAGCCTAGTCGCAGTTTTGCGGACTCCTCAGGTGTAAGTTCAATCAAACCTACTTCACGCTTATCCACTGCATTACCCTCAGTGATACAAAGGTAGATTTCAATGTACCAAGGGTCAGCATAGGCATACTGTCCGTCAGCCTGTTCTACTTCTTGCCTAAACACATTCAGGTCGTAATCTAATAATGTCTCCAACACAAACTCCTACTCGTCTTCTTCTTCGTCTTCGTACTCGTCATTGCTTGATACAGTGATACAGATGTGATTGCTCATGTCTTCAAGTTCAGGTTCACGAGCAACTTCGGTGATGAAGTATCCAATGCGATTTACAAAGTGATACCCAGCACAGATGATAGTGCCAGCCTCATCACCATCCATGTAAGTCCAGATGTTCTCGTTAGGTTGGCTACGAACAAACTCCAACTCATCTCCATAGGTTTCAAACATGATGCCATCCCATGAAGCGTTATCGTCTAAGTGATTGGTGATTGGCTTGAATGTCTCAGCCCAGTCTTCAATGTCGTAATCTCTCATTAGTCTTCCCATCTACTCAGGTCTTCACCATCAAGGATGGCTACGACATACTCAAGCCTCTCACTATCTCTGAGGTTAGCAAGGGTCTCCCACTGCTCCTCAGTCAAGCGGTCAGGCTGGAAGATTGCGATTGCTCCTACTCCATACGAGCCGTCAGCATCTACATAAGCCATGTCTGGTATTACGAGTTCTTTGATTTCCATTAGTTCTCCTTCATCTCAGTAGGCTCATCCCAATCGGTTTCGCCAGACTTCCAGAACTTCTCTGAGTTAGGTAGGTCATCAACATCTATGATGTCCCCCATAAGTTCCTTAGCGTGTTCAAGGCTATCTGCCTCAAAGGTAATGATGTTCTTGGTGTATTCGTGTTCTACGAACTGATACTTAGGCATTAGTTCTCCTCCTGCTCTTCTACTTCGCCAATCTCAATCTCTCCATCCACGAAGCCGTTGTCTTTACGGACATCATAGAAGACTGAGGAGATTGCCTTATTGACCATCTGCCATGCTTCATCTGCACTGTCCGCTTCAACCTCGTAGTATGCCGAGATGTCTACATTGTATGTTGCCATGTGTTTCCTCCTTGTTAGTTGTTGTTCATCTCAATAAACTTGTTCATCAAACGCTGGAACTCCTGAACGGGAAGTCTTACCTCGCCCTTCTGAGATGTGATGTATTTATCTGCACCAGACCCGTCATTCCAATCCAACCACTGCCCCGTTGCCTGAACTCTTACAGTGGCTTCAAGCCTTGCCTTGCTACCGAGCAACTGCTCAATGAACTTAGCAATCTTCTCTGCTGTGTTCTCAGCCTGTTCGTTAGCCTGAGCATCCTTAGCATTGGCGATTTCTTTTCTGCGGTTGTATTCAGCATCACGCTTCTCCCGTTCAATACGGGCAACCTCAGCCTCAGCATCAAGACGAGCCTGTTCAATAACCCAAGCATCCTGATACTCCTTGGCATCACCAATGAAGTCTCGTGCCTTGACTACGAAGTATTGCTTCTGAACGACCTCCTCATTAGCGTCATTACGGCTTAGGTGTTCTTGGTAAACGAGAAAGCCATAGGTCTTACCTGAGTAAGTGCGGTTGAAGGCTAGTGGGTCAAAAGAGGTCAGGTAAGTTGTTGCATACTGGTAGTCGTTTGCTCGCTTTACATAACTAATACGGCTAGGGTCAATGTCTTCAAAAGTCTTCTCGTGATTAGACTTGCCGTTCCTAACGACAGCCCATAGGTTGCTGGTAGGTTTTGATGTGATGTCTTTGGTTAGCATTTGTAATCCTCTCGGTTTGGTGTTGCCTCATCATAAGGTCAGGACACTAACAGGTTGTTAGTTCCCAAAAGGTTTGGGGGTAGGGATGGCGGGTGCTGAGGAGGCATACCACTACCATCCCCACCTCCTAGTGAGCAAGGTGGCGGTCAATAGCCACTTGCACTAGGGAACGACCTAGGTGAACTAGGTCGCTGGCATTACGGACATGGCTTACAATCTCTGCACCATGCAGGTTCTTCTCTTGCAGGTCAAGGTTGTAGTTAGCCAACCACGCTAACGAGGTAAGCACACCACCATCTCGCATCTCTCGGATACTCTGCTCGCTTCGTTCTAGGGAGGATGCGTCCCACTCGCCATCAGTGATAACGATTAGCAACTTGATTGCACGATTGCTGTTCGCCAGCAAGCCCTGAGCATACTGCAAGGACTTCGTAGGGTTCGTGCTACCATGCACTCCGACATAGGTCATCCTGTCCCCAGCCCGTTCGTCAGGGCTGTAAATCATCATGTCGCTATCGCTATACCCAACAACACTTGTAGTGGCGTTGATTACATCCAAGGCTCTCTTGATTGCCCACATTGACTCGGAAGCCTGTCGTATCTGTCCACTCATTGAGCCAGACACATCCAGAAGCACTACTGCTTCAATGTCTGTGGCATCAGCCCTGCCGTTCTCGTAGCGGTCAAACGCTTCATCAAACTCGCAACCCTGTTCCCAGCGAGAAGGGTTGATGCGACCAGTGTCTACTCGTCTGTGCCATGCAGGGTCAAAGTCTGCTCGTAGTCTTCTGAGTTCAGATGCAAATGCTTCTGCACCATCAACTGCTTCGGGAGATACTGGCTGTTGCTCGGCATACTTGTAGTGAGCAGGGTCAGGCAATCTCTCGCCTTCAAGCAAGATGTCTCCGTTGTAGATGTCTATGTCGTTGTTGAGTTTATCGTCAAGGCGTTCAAGGCTCTCGTCTAACTTGTTCTGCAACGCATCTTGAAGTTCCTTCTCTAACGCCTCTAACTCTTCATCAGAACTAGGGTTCTTGCTCTCGGTGTTGGTGTCTGTTGTGTGGTCATCAGCACCATCATCTGAGTCCGCTTCGCCCTCACTCTCATCATCTGAGTCTGAGTCTGAGTCTGAGTCTGAGTCATCTTCGCCCTCACTCTCGTCATCTGAGTCTGAGTCTGAGTTATCTTCGCCCTCGTCATCTGAGTCTGAGTCTGCCTCGTCATCTGAGTCATCATCCTCGTCATCTGAGTCATCACCTTCACCTGAGTCAGTGTCTTCGTCTGAGTCCCAGTCATCCTCATCCTCATCCTCGTCATCCCAGTCCTCATCATCTGAGTCATCAGGGTTCACATCATCATAAGGTGAGTCATCCTCTTCCACATTCTCCGAAGCGTCCTTCTGCTTCTTAGAGGATAGGGGCTTGCTGTTGATGTCTGTGGTGTGTTCTGTATCAGACCTAACATCGTGTCCATGAGGGTTGTCCATGGTCAAGTCCTTAGTCAGTTCGTGATAACGAGCAACAAGGTCTTTACCTACCTCAGTGTCGGCAGGGTTGCTCATGTTCAATGCTCGGAACTGGTCAATGATGTCTTCAAGTTCTGCTACTCGGTCAGGGTAAAGGAACATGTCCCTAGCAATCTTGCGAACATTCTTGTCCAGATACTTACGACCATGGATAAGTGGGAACGCCATCTGGTAGTGGTGAGGCGTTGCCAGCAAGTAGTGGTTCATGGTCGCTTCAAACCAGTCTCGGATGCTCGGATACAGGGCTATCAACTGGCTCTCTATACGCTGGTCTTCTAGTGCGTTCCAAGCCTTAGACAAGTCTCTCTCAATGACCCAATCACGAAACTCCGAGCCAACACGAGGGCTTAGGAGGATGTGGCTAATCTCATGCAAGGTAAGACCTTTGAGTGAAGCGACACCCTGCTTGGTAGTGAGGTCAGCGACTAGGTTCTCCTGAAACCAAATGCGGTTGGTGTCTGAGAACGCTGGTGCTGAACCAACTCTTGTGAGTTTCACACTTACAGGTCGCAAGGTGAAACTGGATGAGAATGATTGGATGACCTGAACCATACGAAGCAACCTCTCTCGGTTGCGGTCAGCCAACGCTTGCTTGTTCTGTTCCCAATGTATCTGCATTAGTTGCTCTCCTCTGTGATGTTTAGTTCCTGAGCAATGTTGCTCTTCTGTGTATCAAGGTGCATAGCCACAGCCTCTCGTTCTTCTGGTGAGAAGTTGGCGAGGAAGCGGTTGATAGCGAACTGGTAGTTGTATGTCTTCGCTTGCTTGACGAAGTTCAACAACATACGAAGACCTACTCTGGTCTTGTGTCTTGCTGGCTCGGTCTTGGACAAGTAGCGGAGGGCTGTTGCAATCTCCAACAGGGCTGGGCTAGGTATCAACTGAGCCTCAATCTTCGGGTCATCCTCAAACTCCAACTTCACATTGAAGCGGTCAAGCAGGGCTGGGTCTTGCTGTCTTGTGCCAACATACCTTGACCCGACATTCTGGTCTGCAATGAAGATAGTGTTTGGGTGAACAGGGATGACCTCGTTGAGTGTCTCAATCTGCAACTGCTTCTCTTCCAAGATACCTAGGAACAGGGTTGAGTTGGCAGGAAGCATACGGCTAAACTCGTTGAGCAATACGATACCGCCATGTTTGATGATGGTGGCAAATCGTGAGTAATGCCAGTCCCAGCCACCCTTGCCATCAGGAAGCAAACGCCCCTCAGTTTCCGCCTTGGATAGTGAGCCGTCCATTTCCAAACGAACAAACGGAAGCCCCAGCACCGAGGCTAGATTGACCACAGCCTGAGTTTTACCTACACCAGCCTCACCAGAGAACAAGAAGTTATCGCCAGAGGCAATACCACGAGTAAGCATGTCCACTTCGCCAATGCCGTCAAACTCCCGTTCAATGTGGAATGGCTTGGCAGGAACGCTGAGGTTAGCCCAAAGACGAGGTGCTTGACCAGATGTAATCATCTGTGCCACAGGTTCAGATGTTGTCCCAACACAAACATCTTCAACAGGTGTTTCAATCATGATAGGGGTGTCCTTTACGATAGCAACGGATGGTGCTTCATCAGAGCCAATGAACGCATTGCTCTTGGCGTATCTGGCTAAGTGATTAGGCTTGTGGTCAGCAGTTCTGCATACCTCACCGAACACCTCGTCAAAGGTGCTGATGTTGATGTCTGTCTGAGGCTGAACTGCACGAGCCAACTTCTGCAACAGAGTTGTAGGCTTGCCGAATAGTTGTAGGTCTCTCTCGTCATTGGCAGTCATGAAGACAGCGACAGGTTTGCCAAGCACGACATCCTTCTCGGCTTCAAGCCAAAGGTCAGCACGACCTAGACGGGACACTGGAAGCCATGCCCCAGCAGAGCCTCGCATCTTGGTTTCGTTGCCAAGAACACGAGTAAAGATAAACGGCTCGTCTCCACTAGGGATGACGGCAGTTTGGCGAATACCATGACTATCATGGTGAGATTGCATGATTACTGCATACATACTTTGCCTCCTCAGGCTGATTGGTGTTGCTTCACTATAAGGTCAGGACACTAACAGGTTGTTAGTTCCCAAACTATTCCGTCCAGATGTAGTCATAACTTGTAGGTGCTACACCTGTGTCTTCTTCCCAACCGAACTGCGAATACCATGCGTAGTTCTTACATAGCAACGCTTGTCGGTGTGAAGAAGTTATGCTGTCCAACAGGTCTCCTTTATCCATCCATGACGGAAGAGGTGTTGGTTGTTCATCTCTTACGAGATTGAGGGTCAAGGCTCGTTCATAAGTGCGTTCAGCCTTGTCGTAGATAGTGGATTTATACCCACGAGACTTCCATTCAATGACCATAGCCCCAATGTATTCAAGCAAAGCGTCCTCGTGTCCTCGCCACATCTTTACGGCAGGGTGATTACGCCAGCCCTTAGGCTCTCGTCTGTTGCCCTCAGGGTCAAGAGCAAGGTTGGTCATCATAATCTGCCAGCCCTCTAAGGCTTGCTTGTTCAAGCGTTGGTTGTCCAACACTGAGGCAACCTTAGTGAAGTCAGCATACGGAAGAAATGTCTGCATTGTTAGTTCCCAACTTCATTAGGCTCGTCATAGGTTTCCTCAGGGTGAAGTGAGTTGCCCTCGCTATCAGCGAGACCCGTCTCTTCTGTCCAGAACTCAGGCAGGAAGTCAGCGTTATCGTCTATTAGTTCCCAATAATCTCCATGACCTGTCTCTGCTACGAGTTGGATAGCCTCAACAGCATTACTCGCTTCTACCTCTGTTTGATACCAGATTGTAGCCTTCTGTTGCACCTTGTATGTAGCCATTACTTCACCAACTGCCAAGTCAAATCGTCTAGCACTCTATCAAGTGATAGTTGGTTCTTGTCTAGCCACGCCTCAAAGTCTTCTGTGAGTGTCTGCTCAACAATGTCGTAGCCGTCATGGTCAGTGTGAGTGAGGATTACATGTTGCTCTTGACCCTGCCACTCAAAGTCAATGTCTCTTGTCCATGCTGTGTATTCATGGTCAAACAATGTGATTGTGATTGCTTGTGCTACTTCCTGCTCTGTAAGCATTAGTTGTCCTCCTCGTCAAAGGTGATGTCGTATGAAGCAGGGATTAGATTGCCTACATCAAACATGTATTCAAGGCTGTCGTATTCGTCCAAGTGTTCGTCTAGCCACTCTTGGAACTCGTCAGTGTAGGTGGTCTCGGTGATTAGCCAATAGCCGTCTTCAACTTGCATGAAGCAAGACTGCTTAGTGCCACGCCACTTGAACCAGACACTTCTGCCAATGTTGCTACCCAACCAATCGCCCTCAATCCTAGTGAGAACTACATCAGGTATGAAGTCGTTGTTGTTTGGTGGTTCGTATTCGTAGTGTTTCATGTTTGCCTCCTCAGGCTGTCGTTTCATTACAGGGTCAGGACACTAACACCTTGTTAGTTCCCAAAAGTTTCCTCAGCAATCTCGCTAACGATTGTGAAATCAAACTCATCATTGTTCGGGTCAAAGGCTCGCTGGAACTCAGCCTCGTCCTGAAAGTAGAACCATACACGCTGGTCAAAGCCGTCATGCTTGGACAAGTCCTCATACAACTCAGGGTCGTTGAGGATAACAACCATAGCGTCAGTATCGCCAGCCACTTCCTCATCTTTCCAGATGTATTCCACCCAAGTAGTTCTCTCCATTAGTTCTCCTCCACAACCTCAATGGTAATCATGCTGTAAAGTTCATCACGATTTACGCCATTGTTGATAATCTCCCATAGTTCGTTTCGTAGGAGAGTAATGAGTTGTGTCTTAGGTCTAGGCACAAAGTCTTCGTCTTTGTCCTCGTCCTCAATCTCGTATTCATCTTCCCAATCAAGATAGTTGTTCTCGTCAGGAGTGTATTCAGCAAATACACCAACACGATAAGTTTTAGCCATTAGTTAGCCTCCTTAGGCTTGATTGTGTTTCCCCAGAAGTCAATGACTTCACCTAGGGTTGTTGCTTGGTCAAAGATTGAGTTGATGTCTATGATAATCTCCTCGCCCTTGCTGTTGATAGCAACTGCTATGCCATTGAAGTAGCGTAGTTTTTCGTTGCCTACCTCTTGAATAATCGCTACGGAGTTCTCTTGGAGGTGTCTAGCAAAGATAGCCGTCCATTCAATCTCATCTCCGTCAGCATCTTCGGTGTAGTAATCGCACCAAGGGAAACTGCCGTCTTCACCTGTATCAGCAACGAACAGAGCAACGAACTCAGGGTTATCGTCCCTGCTTACAACTTCCAACGGGTAGTTTGCTACCTCGTTCTTGAACGCTTCAATGTCTTTGACCTTGAAGTAGTTGGTTCTCGCATTAGCGTAATAGTTAGCCATTAGAACTCGCCTTCTTCCTCGTTCTCGTCCTGCCACCAAAACTCGTCTTGGAAGTCAGTTGTATCTATGACTTGCCACCAATCTAAGTCAAGGTTGGTTTCAGGGTCTCGTATTTTGTCTATTGCCTGTTCTGGTGTGTCTGCTTCAACACGAGTTTCATACCAGATTGTAGCCTTTTGCTGTATTCGGTATTCCATGTCTGCCTCCTTAGCAGTTGTTTCATCATAAGGTCAGGACACTAACAGGTTATTAGTTCCCAAGTTCTTCGTGTGTTCGTGATACATCTTTGTTCGTGGCATAGCAGTTGTAGCAGGTGTAGCCGTCTTCTATGAGGTCATCATCTAGTTCGGCACAATGGCAAGTTGTATCTTCCATTAGTTCTCCTTTACTTCTTCAAGCGTCCCAACACAAACATCACAAGTGCCTTGGCACTCAGGTAGATAGGGGTCAGGCTTAGTCAGCACTCTAACTCTTTGAACATACATGCTGTCCAAAGATTGCTCGCCATGGCAAGACGGACATAGTAATCTGCCGTCAGTTGTAAGTGTGTTCTCGCCAAAGAAACGCCAGCAATCGCCACACTCCCAAGCATAGACAAGGTAGTCAGCCTCAGCCTCGTAGGTCTCAAACTTATACAGGTCTTCGTCATGGTGAGGACAGACGGCATAGTAATCAGGTGAGACATCATCAAATGAAACTTCTGTATTACAGCGATTACAATAGGTAGCCATTAGTTGTTCTCCTCTGTGTAGTAGCAATCTTCGCATGACTTGTCTTCTCTTATGGTGAGGTGTTCGCATGACCCAAGGTGGATTGCTCGTTCTACTGCCTCGGTGATGTTGCCAAAGATTTCATCACTCATGTCCATACACAACTCGTCATGGCATACCTCAAACCAAGGGTTGTTGTCCCAGAGCAACACGAGGCTATCACTAGCCTCAGCCACCTTATCGTCAGTGTCTAAGCCAACGCTGATGAAGTCGCTAGTGTATCGCAGGGTGTGTTCTTCGCCACTAGGGTCGGTGTAATAAACTCTCATCTCCCCAGCACGATAGACTTTGTAGCCATTACCCTCAGCCTCGTCCCACACTACTTCCATGTCGTGAGACCAAGTGTAAAAGATGTCGGTCTGTTGTTCAGGATTACCAATCATGTTTGCCTCCTCAGGTCATTACAGGGTCAGGACACTAACACCTTGTTAGTTCCCAAAGGCTAAGAGATACTTACTTGCGAACGCCTCAGCCTCAGTAGGTGTATCGCATTGTTCGTGGAAGTCCCATACGAACTCTAAACCTCCGTTAGACCTCCGTCTATACAACGCCCAGCCACCAGCCCCGTTCCATTGAAGAACGAGGTCAGGTCTAGCGAGGATAGTGTAGCCCTCCATTAGATTTCCTCTACCATGATGTCCCAGCGTCTATGAGTGAGGTCAATGCCCTCTTCGTCAAGGATACGAGACACTGCCAGCAACGCTAGGTCGTAATCGTCAATGTCTTCCTTGTCGCTATCAACGCTAGTTATAAAAGTGGTGCTGTCTGTGATTAGTGAGACGGAATAAGTCCTCATTAGTTCTCCTCTGTGATGTAGGTGATTGCTTTGCTGATTGCCTCAGGGATTGTATTGCCCCAAGCCTCTTGTAAGAGTTCTTTGTCTGTATCGTAGATACTTGCCCTAAAATCGTTAGGGTTTTCGCTTACCAAATCAACCCAGATACTTACGCCCTCCAAAACGAACTTGTAGTCGTTGGTTGCTAGGTCAGGCTCGTCCTCTTCGTCTTCAACCTCTACGGACATAGCCTTAGCATAACTTTCCCACTCTTTTTCAGGGTCGTTTATCCAATCGTTAGCCTCTTGCTCAGTATCAAATGTTGGAGACCAACTTACAGGTATCCAGCCATAGCCAGACCCGTAATCTACATACACTTTCCAAACTACCTTGCTCATTAGTTCTCCTCAAAGTTCTCAGGGTAAGTCTCTTGTAGGTGAGACATCAACTCGTCCTTGGTAGCACCATTGACGAGAAGTTTGATGAAGTCTTCGTCTTCACGAAGTGAATAGTATGAGATGTAGTGAGGGTAATCACTCCAACGCATTAGTGCTTTGTCTAGTTGGTCTAGGGTCATGCTCTGCCTCCTCAGGTCAGTTGCCTCATCTAATGGTCAGGACACTAACAGGTTGTTAGTTCCCAAAGTCTTCGTCATCAGGGTTGTTGATGACTTGTTCTAGGTCGTGTAGTGCCTCGTCAGCACTTGTAGCCCCGTCATGATAGTCGCTATAAATAGCCTTGATTGCCATGACTTGTCTGTCTGTTAGTTCCATGTTGCCTCCTTGATTGCTGTTGCCTCACTATAAGGTAAGGACACTAACAGGTTGTTAGTTCCCAAAGTCTTCGTCCATACAAGACCCAGAACAGCAACAGCAAGGACAGAAGTCTTCCTCTGCCAACTTACGCTGTTGTTCCAAGTATTCAGCCTCTTTGGTATCCCAATAACCCATGTTGCCTCCTTGTTGCCTCACCATAGGGTCAGGGAACTAACAGGTTATTAGTTCCCAAAGTCTTCCCCCGTATGTATCCCTGTGCCTGTCCCAACACAAACAACTAGCACACTTGTTAGTTCCCAAGTGTGCCGTTGGTATGCCAATACCCCCTCACCCTTACGAGTGAGAGGGTATCGCTTGTGAAGTTGTGTGCCTATCACCTAGTAGGTGTTAGGTGTTGTTTCAGTTCTGCCTTGACTTGACGAGCAACCTCGCCCTTCCAGCCAGAGAGGTTAGCCAAAGCGTAAGACACTACGCTATGACCACTATCAGCGTAGTAGTTGTCGGTGATAGTTGAGAGAGAATACATAGCCTCAACATAAGGCTTGGCATAGATGAACCACTTGCCCTTGCCTTGCTGTCGTTCGGTTCGTGCCTCTTGCTCAATGATTACTGCTAGTTCGTTGATTGGTCGTGCCATTTTGCTTGCCTCCTTGTTTGGTGTTGCCTCATCTAATGGTCAGGACACTAACAGGTTGTTAGTTCCCAAGTTCTGTTGCTACATCACGAGCAACGATACGCTTTTCCATGGCTCGTGTGGTCAGGTCTCCACAGCAAGCATAGGTCGTAGCGTTTCGCATTAGCCTCGCCTTAGCAGGTCGGTTGTGTGTTCTTGACTTCTTTGCTCGTGGTGTATCTTTGAGTGTTCTACTCACTTTGCCTCCTAAGGCTGTTAGGCGAGCAGTTTCACAACATGCTCAGGTTGGTATTCGTCATTTAGGCAATCTTTACGCCCTACGGATAAAGACCACCAGAATACCTTGTGTCTTTATTTCGTTGAGCAGTTTTACAACATGCTCAGGTTGTTCCACCACCCAGCGAAATCTTTATCCGTAGGTAAGTTCCCCGAAGATAGCGTATTGGCAGACCAAATCACCAAAACAAGCGTCAGGGTCTTCAAGGTCTAGTGGATAGTCCCCACAATGTGTCTGCCCCTTGGTTAGAGCCAGCAAGTATCCCTTGGCTAGTTGTTCTAGCGTAATGGTGTGCCACTTCTCTTCGTAATCGTCCCAGAGTTTGAAGTCCTGAGGGTTAGGGTCGTAGTTAGGCATAATCCAAAGGTCAATGTCCTTGCCGTCAGGCTTACGAACCTTGCTTGACCAATAAGTCATGCCAGCACCATCACTACCCCAGATACCCTCCCAGAGTTCGTCCATGGATACTTCTGTGGTTATGGTTATCTTGTCGTTGCTCATGTTGCCTCCTCGTTGTTAGGTGGTGTTTCACATTAGGGTCAGGACACTAACACCTTGTTAGTTCCCAAAGGTTCAGTTGTCTTCGTCCTCGTCAGGCAGACACTCTACGCAATCGCAAGACCAAGTGTGGTTTATCCAAGCGTCTAGCCTGTGTCCCTCAATCATGCCAAGGACGGAGGCAAAGGTGTTGCCTCGCCAAGTAATACCCTCAGGCAAATCAACCTCGTCCTTGATGTTGCTAAGGCGTTCTTCCCCGTCAGCAATAGCCTCGTTCGCAAGTTCAATAGCCTTGATACAAGGCTGAACCATGATAGTTGGAATAGGTGGATAGAAGTTGCCTTGTAAGTGCCAAGTAATCTGTTGTTCTAGCGTGATGTTTTCCATACCTGCTAAGTCTTCTGCTAGTTGTCTTCCCATGTTATCTCCTTGTTGTTAGGTGGTGTTTCACTATAAGGTCAGGATACTAACACCTTGTTAGTTCCCAAGTTCTCCTGCTACATGCTTGAACTTTACACTTGTAGCGAGGTTGAGCAGTGTTGCCTGTCTCTCTGCCTTTGGCATGAGAGTAATGGCGATTAGTTGGTTCATTGAGACACTCTCAGGTAATACCCAAGTAGTTTCGCCCTCTTCGTATTCCATGTTGCCTCCTCAGTTGGTGTTGCCTCACCATAGGGTCAGCAGACTAACAGGTTGTTAGTTCCCAAAGTCTTCCCTCGTGTGTGCCTGTGCCTCGCCTGAGTGTCCCCAACACAAACAACCAGCGAGGCTTATTAGTTCCCAAGAGTGTCTGCTCGCAGGTATGGCAATACCCCCCACCTTTACAGGTGAGGGGTATCCAGCCACCACGCTAGTCAGCAAACTTATTAGTTCCCAACCAAGTCTCTCCACTTGGTCGTGGTCTTGGCGTGGTCTAGGTTGTATGACCAGACTACATCTCGGCTATACAAGGCACTCTTTACATGGCTTAGGTGTCGTGCTGTGGTGTTGGAGTGCCAACGGGTAGTAATCCAAACAATGCCCTCGGTAGTTATCTCGGCAACCTTGGTGTTGTATGAGTAGATTACATAAGAGCCGTCAGCCCTGTTGTAGCCTGTGAAGTTGCTACCTGTGAAATCTAATCTCTGTGAGATTAGGTTAGGTGTCTCGTAGTTCGTAGTTTTTATCATGGTGTCTGCCTCCTCAGGTCAGTTGTTTCGTCTTAGGGTCAGGACACTAACAGGTTGTTAGTTCCCAAAGCCTCTGTTCCAAAGGTCTCTGCCTTGTTTGACGAGGCGAAGATACTTACGGGTATCTTCAAAGTCCCACTCGTCCTCGTCCAACCAGAAACGATAGCCCCTAGGCTCGTCCTCGTCCTCATGGAAGATAGCCATGATGTCTTTGCCAACCTTGATGATGTAATCACCTTGGTAAGAGGTGTAGCCCGTCAGTTGTCCCCAACGGAACTCACTCATGTTGAAGATGAACGAGGGAACTTGCTCTCTCATGATTACTTGTCTTGCCATGTCTGCCTCCTCAGGTCAGTTGGTGGTGGTTCGTCTTAGGGTCAGGACACTAACAGGTTGTTAGTTCCCAAAGTCTTCGGTCGTGGTGTGGCACTCACACTCACAAGTCCAAGTCTTGTCGTAGTAAGTGAGGGTATGCTTACATGTCTCGTGGTGTCGGGTGATACAGAACCCAGATACATACTTGCTCATGCTTGTCCTTTGGTCGGGGGGTGAGGGGGGTTTCCCC